AGATACACGTCGGCTCCACCCACCTGATACATTTAGGCTATTGTTCTGTCAAAAAACTGATAGTCGGCTGAGCGATTGGGTTTGTATAGTGATAATCTGGGCATGGTAATGTATTTATGGGTCAGTTGACCAATAATTCTGTTTGTGTTATAATTACTGCATTAGTAAGGAGTACCATGAAACCCACTGTCACTGCTCAAACAGCTCGCGCAACCGTGCGCCCATTAAACCCACGCAGCGCCGATACCAAATTCATGGGCGATGAACCCACCTGGCGTGTACAACCTGTTTATGATCGGGTAAGTCAGCTGACCAAGGCCTTCAGCTGGTACAATTACTTTTATGGCAAAAAGGATGCTAGAGACATGGTGGTGAGCTACCTGGAAACTCACGGCCGCAAGAACGATGTGCGACTGCTGCGAGGTGTTCCGGATTCGGCACTGAGACTGACCACAGGCTGGCTGTGTCGCATGAGCCTGGTGGGGCTGGATCTGACCGAAGCAGAGCAGATTCAACTAGACAACATGTTGGCACAAACACTGGCTACCAAACAAGAAGCAGCAGCAGAAAAAACAGACACAGCACCTGCTAGGCAAACAATCCAGGACCGACTGCGAGAAAAACTCAGCGAGTGTGCAGGTGAGCTAGAAGGCTTGTTTGACGACTTTGTGATGTCTGGTGCCCGAATGAGTGCAGACATCAAGCCTATTACCATCATCCGTGGCAAAAACGTAGCACCACAGATGGTGAGCGAAATTGCCGCAGACTGGAAACGCAAGCTGACAGAATTTGAAACTGTGATCGGTGGCAAAGACGCTCAGCTGGCAGAAGGCTACAGCAACTTTACCAAGATTCAAATGCGTGGCATTGTGAAGTTCTGCGAAGCAGTGATCAATGACTGTGGTGCATACGTGCAGATCAAGAAAGTTGATCGCAAGCCACGCAAGGCCAAGGCCATCAGCCCAGAAAAACGTGCAGCCAAGTTCAAGTTTCAAGCAGAAATTGTGGATCTCAAAATCAAAGGTCTTGCTCCTGCGAACCTGGTGGACAAGAGTGAAGCCTGGTTGTATGACAGCAAAAAGCGCAAGCTGATCCATGTGGTTGCAGACTCGCATGTGGGCACATTCACTATCAAGAGCAACAGCATCATTGGTTTTGGCACAGCAGAAAGTGTGCAGAAAACTGTGCGCAAACCAGCTGACATTGTGCGGGCCATGCAGGCAGCAGGCAAGCCGGCTGCTAGAAAGATCTACAAAGATCTGACTACCACAGAGACACAGTTCAACGGACGCGGGACCGAGAACCTGGTTATACTGAAGGCATGGTAAAAGACTAAATATAGGGCACGGAGTCCCTAATGGTCGAACAACAATCTATTGATTTAATCACGCTAAAAACCAATCTCTTTGAGTATGTGCGCCTACAACTGGGCCATCAAATCATTGACCTTGAACTTGATCCTGCTCATCTAGAAGCAGCATATCAAAGAACCATTGGCACCTACCGCCAACGAGCCAACAATGCCTACGAAGAAAGCTACAGCTTCATGCAGTTGGTGAATCAGCAGAACATCTACACCTTGCCACAAGAAGTGCAGAGTGTTAGACAGATTTTTCGACGTAGTTTTGGTATTGCTTCGGGACCAACAGGTTCCAATTTTGACCCGTTTAGTCAGGCACAGATGAATGTGTATCTGATCAACTTCAACCAATCAGGCGGCTTGGCCACCTACGATTTCTACACCCAATATGTGGAATTGGCAGCTAGAATGTTTGGCGGTTTTATAAACTACACCTGGAATCCTGTCACAAAGAAACTGCAACTTATCCGCAGTCCAACCGGGTATGGCGAAGTGGTCCTGTTGTGGACCTACAATCTCAAGCCTGAAATACAGTTGTTGGGTGACTTCCAGATCCAACAATGGATCAAGGACTACATGGTGGCAGCCAGCAAAATGATCATTGGTGAGGCCCGCGAGAAATTTGGCACTATCGCTGGACCAAACGGCGGCGGCACACTGAACGGTGCAGCAATGAAATCAGAAGCACAGGCACAAATGGACAAGTGCATCGAAGACCTCAAACTGTATGTGGATGCTTCTCAACCATTGACGTTTGTTATTGGTTAAACTACCTCTTGTGGCATGAGTCACTCTGTGCTATACTGATTGCATGGCAGACTTAATGATCGATATCGAAGGACTTGGCACAGGTCCTGACACAACTATTTTGACTATTGCAGCACAGAGCTTTGACCCGCTTGGCTCTGGCTATCACAAACGGCACTACTATGCCAGGATTGATCTAGAAAGCCAAGAATCTCGTAGTATCCAACAAGGTACCATAGACTGGTGGGCCACGCAACCAGCAGCAGCGCGGGACGAAGCATTCAACGAACAAGACCGTATTCCTCTAGATCAAGCCTTGGACGAATTGGCCAAGTTTATCTGGCAAAGCCGATTGATCTGGGCCAATGGTCCCACCTATGACATGAACATCATTGAGCATGCCTACAAGAGCTACGACAAGCCTATTCCATGGCAATATTACGTGGTTCGTGACAGTCGCACCATATATAGTTTGTGGCCCGAGCTACCACGTCCCCCCACCAGTCATCATGCACTAGAGGATTGTAGACGTCAGATCGACATGCTGCAAGCCACACTAAAATATCTCAACGTCAAGGAACTAAAATGATCATTGGAATTGTAGGGTTCATAGGTAGCGGTAAAGATACCATTGCAGATTATCTTGTCAACATATATCAATTCCGCAGAGAAAGTTTTGCCAACACACTCAAGGACGCTGTGAGTCATGTGTTTGGCTGGAACAGAGAACTACTGGAAGGTCGCACAAAACAGGCTCGTGAATGGCGCGAACAGGTTGATCCATGGTGGGCTAACCGCTTGAACATGCCCAATCTCACACCGCGCTGGGTGCTGCAACACTGGGGCACTGAAGTGTGTCGACGAGCATTCCATCATGACATATGGATCGCCAGTCTAGAAAACAAACTGCGCAATTCAACAGACGATATTGTGATCAGTGATTGCAGGTTTCCCAACGAAATCCAGTCAATCAAGGCAGCTGGTGGCAGCGTGGTGCGTGTGACTCGCGGTCCTGAACCTGCCTGGTATGACGCAGCAGTCAGTGTAAATCGCGGACCCGACAGCAACTCTAGCTGGAGCCTAAGCAAAGGCAAGCTAGACCTGGCTCAGGTGCATGCCAGTGAATATGCCTGGGCAGGAACAAAGTTTGATGCTGTGCTGGACAACAATTACAGTATGGATCACCTGTATGAGCAGGTACAGCAGCTGGTGGATCAGCGATCAGCCTGAAGTTGATTGGGAACCCACGGAATATCAAGCCGTTTCACTTCCTCCACACAGTTAAGACAAACTGTGCGTAAATTCCTCAGATCACTATGATTTAGATTTCCATCTAGGTGATAGACCATCAACTGAGAACTGTATCTAGCCTTGAACCCACAGCGATCGCATGTGGGTTTTTTCTTATATCCGTCTAGTTGCCATCGCGGTGTTGGTTTTTTTATTTTTTTATTTCTTCTGATGCAACAATCACATTTGGTTCGATAATGCACGATATCGTCGCGGGTGTAGTTCACAGCCACAAAGCGTTGATTACAGATAGAACACACAGGTCTCATGCTGGTATTTACCCCACGAACCTTTGCAAAGGGCAACGCAACACCACTGGTTTTGTCATCATCCGATAAATATCTGTATAAGTTTTTAAAGGAGCCAAAATGGCACTAGCATCACCCGGAGTTCAAGTCACAGTAATTGACGAAACAAATTACATTCCTGCAGCCACAAACTCAGTACCTTATATGTTGATCGCCACGGCGCAAAACAAAGTTTCAGGTTCTGGAGTAGGCATTGCAGCTGGCACATTAGCGGCCAACGCAAATAAAGTTTATTTGATCACCAGCCAACGTGATCTATCAGCTACATTTGGCAATCCGTTTTTCTATAAAACCACAGTGGGCACACCGATCAACGGCTATGAGCTCAACGAATATGGTTTGTTGGCTGCTTACTCTGCACTGGGTATCACCAACCGTGCATATGTGCAACGTGTGGATATTGATCTTACCGAGCTCACGGCCAGCCTGGTACGTCCCACAGGAGAGCCTGCTGATGGCACATATTGGTTAGACACTGACAACACTGTATGGGGTGCATTTGAATGGAACTTAACCACTGGTGCTTTTAGCAACCAAGTACCGGCAGTTATTACCAGTACTGCAGATCTTTCCAATGGAGTTCCTTCGCAAGATTACGGCAGCATCGGCGAGTATGCTGTGGTTGCAACCAATGTTGCCAACCCTATGTACTACAAAAACGGTGCAACAACTTCAGCTCAGACCACGGCCACTAGACTGTCGGTACTGTACAATACCTGGGTCTTGGTTGGGTCCAACGATTGGAAACTCAGTTACCCTACAATCACCGGCGCCAATGCTGTGACTGTTGATTTGACAGCTGGCAATAGCATCGTTATCAATGGATCTACTGTCATTGTTCCTGTTGCTCCCAACAATGATATTGATGGCCTCAGCGCAGCTATCAATACCAGAAACATCCAAGGTGTCTACTCAGCTGTGATTGACAACAAACTGTGTTTATTTGCTGATGCAACTGCCACAGCTGACGGTTCCACAGCCGACAACTGTATTATTGTGGTTAGCCCGGCCGGATCGAGTTCCGGACTATTGACCACTCTGGGTATTACTGCCGATGATGCCTATTATGCTCCTACTCTGCAACAAAGTGCCAATTTTACAGTGCCGCGTTGGAGAACCACAGACGAACAACCAAGACCCACAGGCAGTGTCTGGAACAAGATTACCAGTAGCAATCTTGGAACGTCAATGGTTGTGAAAAAATACAGTTCTGCTCTGGGTGCATTTGTACAACAATCTGCAGTAGTATATGAGGATGACTGGAGTGCCAATGCTGCACTGGATCCCACAGGCGGCGGTAAAAATATTCCTATCGGCACAACATATACACAATACAATGTTGCACCAACACTAAGCGGAGCCCCTGCTAGCAATCATCCGTATGACAACACCTATACTCTAAAGGTGTTTGAAAGAACTGTGGCAGGACCCACAGTGATCACTGGATCAGTTGCAAACCCAACTTTTGCCAATGGTGATCAATTTTATATTATAACGTCAGTTGCCAACAGCACAACATTGACCACTCAAGTAGAAGTCACCATAAGTACCGCACAAGGCACAGGAGCTGCTGCATTTTTGCGAGCAGTGAGTGCTGCTAATGTGCCAAATGTCAGTGCTAGTGTTGACAGCAACGGTTATATTGTGCTTACTCAATCACAAGGCGGCTCAATTTTGCTGCAGAACACCAACAGCACAACACCAGTAACAAAAGCAGGTTTTACCACGTCAGTTGCAGGTTGCCGCACTGTTTATCTTGCTACAGACACAGTTCCGCCAATCACTGCATTCAACGACACATGGTTGTCATTGAGTAATTGGTCATCATTGACATACACT